CGTGCAATATTTTTCGTACTTCTTCCCTTCTTTCGTTTTAATGGCGATGCTGGTCTTAGGACTGTCAGCGCCGACATCTCTAGAGACGAAACCATACATGTGGCCTCTCATAGCCTTGTATGTCGTGAGTTGGGCTTATCTTCTAGTAATAGTTTGGACAAACTTAGGAAGGCCACCATTAACTGGATTATGGAACCTCTAGGTAATAATACCTACGATAGATATTTAAACAAAAAATTCTGGCTGGATTCCAGTGATCGCTTAATGTATGAAGGTAAAGCTCCTGAGCTTATTGAAACTAAAGCGGCTCGAATGCCTGCCTTCTTTGAACATTCAAATGCAAACCTCCCACAATACGCTTGAAGCTGTACTTGGTCCTGACTTTAAGTACATACTCAAGGAATTACAAGACAATTTCCCACCACATAACCCACATCCTAAAGAGGAGTTATCAGTTATTATGTATAAATCAGGACAACGCTCAGTAGTAGAGTGGATAGAGAATAGGTTGGAGGAGGACAATGGGTAAGACTTGGAAGCCGACTCCTCCTCAGAAACAACTCATGCTAGAAATGGGTTTTTCTGATGTGAAGTATGATAGCACAGATAAAGGTCGTGTAGAGAATTTTTTAAAAAGCACAGGGCTTTCAAAAAATCTAGATGGCCTTACTGATGATAATGTAAACGATGCTATAGATACATTTAATCAGATTAAAAAGTATGCAGATGACAATGAGATTGTTTATTCTATAGACGAAAAAAATCCAAAGGGTAATCAATCTTGGTTAACTAAAAAAGAGGATTTTGATAATATACTCGCGGATATGGATGCTAAAGGTATAAAGCCTCAGACGCCTTTAGATTCACCTGATCCAGAAAGCAAAGGCGGGCTTGGATCTTGGGCCCCGGGTATGGATTTTAATCAAACTGGCATGCAAATAATAGAAAATAAAAAAGGTAAAAAAGTTTATGACATACCTTACGATAAAAATATAGGTATAAAGGATAAGAATGGTTCACAGGTATACAACCTAGGCCTTGCGAATCTAGATCGTAACATCGCTGAGAAGTATGAAAATTGGTTTATTGATGAGATTTATGGTACGACTGGTGCAGAAGTTAGTACAAGCGATGCTGCCAATATCAAGGAAGGACAGGCTTATGGAAAACTTGCTCAGTGGCAGAAAGGAGACAAAGGTGTATGGAGTGGAACAAAAGGGCTTGGTAAAGCTATGTTTGGTACAGATCTTATTCGTGTAGAAACTGAGTTAGAAATAGGTACCTCTGAACATTACGAACATATGACTAGAGGTCAAATTGATTGGGCAGCATACAATGATGATCCAGTATTTAATAAAGCATACAAAGAGTTGTATGGTTCCGATGCATCTAAGTTGGGAGTTTTTGGAGCCAAACTAAGCAAAGCTCAGCTAAAACAATCCACAGCTGATCAAATATATAAGATCCGTAAAACCAATGATTTAATTGAAACTGGATTTGATAAAAATTGGAATGACTGGACGAATGAGGATTGGAGATTTGGAGAGGAGAATGAATATACTGTTGATGATGAAGGTAATTTATTCAAAGATGGATTGAAAGAGATTTCTTGGACAGATTTAATGAAGGAGGAGGGTGAATACTATGTACCACCAGGCACAAGCAAAGAACTTCCAGTAGGGACAGATCCAGATACAGGTGAGCCTATTATGAAAATATTCACTTCACCAATAGAGGAAGACCTCAGCAAGCAAATTTATGATCCTGACGCAAAAGATGAAAAGGGTAAGCCTATTTACGACCAAACTAGCACTCATGTCACTCCATCAGGTCAGACAATAGAAGGAAAAGCAAACAAAACGGAACTTACTGGAACACCTAATATTCCTGGGATAAAATGGGTCGGCGGGAAGCCTCAATTAACTGATAAATACAAAGTTAAATTAAACCCACGTCCTGTGATAAAACCAATTAGTAACGTAAGTTATGCTCAGACTAAAGATGGGCCTGGTACGAGTGGACCTGCTAAAACAAGTAAATCTTAGGGAGGAATAAATTATGGCTGGTTTTCAATGGGAGTGGGATGAAGGTAATAAAGGGGATTTTGGTTCTGCTGATTATTATGAAGCATTAAAAAGAGGCGGGAAAAGTAAAAAAGAGCTAATGGCTACTAAGGAAGCCGTTTTCAATTGGGCAAAAAGTAGTCCAATGGGTAAGGAAGGTACTCCTTTTGCAGGGAAGTCTGCTTTCTTTAATAAAGATCACCTAGGATTAGGTATAGGAGATCAGAAGCCAGAGATTGGTTATACAGGTTTTGGTAATCTATCTGCCGAAGCCAAAGATTGGCAGACTGATGATGAGAAGAGAGGTGATGACTATAAAGGTAAAGGTTGGTATACGGAAGCTGATTTACTTGGTGGTTTAGCAGAGGGTCAGTCTTATACAGATATCAGCTCCCACTTTGCAGATATTAATAATCTATGGAAATTACATTCAGGATCTGATGTACTTAAAATGATTAATGAAGGTAAAAAAATAGAAGATACTACCCCTTTGTTACAAGGAGTAGAAAAATCAGAAAAGTTAATCAAGCAAGGTAAAAAAGATTTTTCCCAGCTCGAGACGGATTTAGGTGGTCAGATTAAGGATTTAACTGGGGAGATTTCGACTTTGGAACAGCAAGCAGTAGATAATTCCGACACCATTAAAGATTTACAATCTAAATTTAGTGATGAACTTAAACAACTTTCAAAAGCAGCAGCAAGTGTAAGGCAGAATGCACCTAGGTCAGTAGGAGGGGCTGGTAGTGCTACCGGTATTAGGTTTGCAAAATCACCGCAAAACCGTGGTTCATTGTCTGGTTTAACTAGAGCAGGAGGAGCTTGGGCTGGAACAGGTCCAACAAATAAATTAACATCACTTGCACTTGAATTATAATGACAGCAAAATCTAGGTATGACGCTTTAGTAGGATACCGTTCTGAGTATTTAGACCAAGCGGATACAGCGGCTAAACTAACACTTCCATATTTAATCAGAGATGCTGAACAAATAAGAGGTAGCGTACACAATCTTAAAACACCATGGCAAAGTGTCGGAGCTAAAGGTGTTGTAACGTTAGCAAGTAAATTAATGCTAGCTTTATTACCTGCTCAAACTAGTTTCTTTAAACTACAAGTAGATGACACACAGTTAGGTGACGTACCTCCTGAAGTTCGAACTGAATTAGATTTATCCTTCGCAAAGATAGAGAGAACTATCATGGATGCTATTGCAGCTTCCGATGATCGTGTAGTAATACACCAAGCACTTAAGCATTTGGTAGTATCTGGTAATGCTCTAATCTTTATGGGTAAAGATGGACTGAAGTTATATCCGCTAAACCGTTTTGTAGTAGATCGAGATGGCAATGGTAATGTAATTGAAATCGTCACAAAAGAAAAAATTGCTAAAAAATTATTAGCAGATGTACTACCTGACTATGAGCTACCTATGGAGTCAGGTACTGAAGAACGTGAAGAGGATTGTGATGTCTATACACATATAGTACGTGACAATAACCGTTTCACGTGGAATCAAGAAGTCTTTGATCAGGTGATACCTAACTCTAGAGGTAAGGCACCTATTAATACTAACCCTTGGATCCATATGAGATTCAACACCGTTGATGGTGAGTCCTACGGGCGGGGTAGAGTCGAAGAATTTATAGGAGATTTAAAGAGTCTTGAGGCATTATCTCAGGCACTCGTAGAAGGATCTGCAGCTGCTGCTAAGGTGGTATTTGTAGTGTCACCATCTAGCACCACTAAACCACAGACATTAGCTCAAGCTGGTAATGGTGCTATTGTACAAGGAAGACCAGATGATATAGGTGTAGTACAAGTAGGTAAAACTGCTGACTTTGCTACAGCTTATCAGATGGTTGGTCAGTTAGAGAAGAGATTATCTGAAGCTTTCTTAATACTTACGGTACGCCAGAGTGAAAGAACAACAGCTGAGGAAGTACGTATGACACAGATGGAACTAGAGCAACAGCTTGGTGGATTATTTAGTCTATTAACTGTTGAGTTCTTAGTGCCATATTTAAATCGTAAATTATCTATCTTTGAAAAGACAGGTAAAATACCTAAGTTACCAAAAGATATTGTCAATCCAGTTATTGTAGCTGGTGTCAATGCTCTTGGTCGTGGTCAAGATAGAGAAGCTCTTGGTATGTTCTTAACAACCATCTCCCAAACAATGGGACCAGAAGCTACTCAACAATATATTAATCCAGAAGAGGTTATTAAACGTTTAGCTGCTTCACAAGGTATAGATATTCTCAATCTTGTACGTTCTATGGAAGAGATACAAGGTGAGCAACAAGCTATGCAACAACAACAAATGCAGTTAGAACAAGCTAAAGTAGCTACATCTGACCCTATGAATGACCCAAGTAAAAATCCACAACTAGCGGAGGAACTCAGTGGACAAGGTACAGCCATCCCGCCCGAAGCGGGTTAAGCAAACAAAGAAAGTCCAACCACCTTTGAGTAAAGAAGATAAGGAACTCTTTGAAGAGAAGCCTAATAAGTATGCTCCAAAGATGAAGGTTGGCAAACCAACTATTAAAGCACCAGGTACTAAAGTGGTCACAACAGTTGGTCTTGGAAATTTACAAGTAGAAACAATCAATGGCAGAAGCACAGACACTAACGTATGATGCTAATGAGCAAGCTGAAGGTGAGTTTTCTGCTGAAGAGCAGGAAGCCCTTGAAGTTGGTGAGAAGTTAGCTGAACAACAGAATCAATTATTGGCAGGGAAGTTTAAAGATGCTGAAGATTTAGAGAAAGGTTACATTGAATTACAAAAGAAACTCGGTGAACCTAAAGAAGAAGCAGCTAAACCTGAACAACCAGAAGCTAAAGAAGAAGAGAAAGAAGAAAAAACTGAACAAATAGATACTAGTTTCTTAAATACTTTATGGGAAGAAGCCAAAGCAGATAATTATACTGAAGATACTTTGACAAAGTTAAGTACATTAAAGCAAGAAGAAATAGCTTCTATGTATTTACAGCAACGATCTGAGTATGAGTCTTCAATTGCTAATCAAGAAAAAGTTACTTTAACAGAAAATAACGTTAAAGAATTAAAAGATATTGCTGGTGGCGAAGAGAAGTATACTAGTATGATGAAGTGGGCTACTGATAATCTATCTGAAAAAGAAGTGGAAATGTATGATGCTGTAATGGATCAAGGTAATCCTCTCGCATCATTCTTTGCAATACAGGCTTTGAAATATAGATTTGATGATGCAATTGGTGTTGATGGGCGAATGCTTCAAGGTAAAGCTACAACCAATAAAGGTGACCAGTTCCGTAGTCAAGCTGAAGTAGTTCGAGCTATGAGCGATCCACAGTATGAAAAAGATCCTGCTTATCGTCAGGATATATATGATAAATTAGAACGTTCAAATATTAATTTCTAATCATGCCAAAAGTTAACGGTAAGGAATACCCTTACACAAAAAAAGGTAAGGCAGCTGCAGCGGCTGCTGCTAAAAAAAAGAAAGCTTCAAAAAATTCACCCGAAAATTCAATGAAAATTAGCTCTTATTAATCATGGGAATGGCTTATAATCCTAGAGATGCTTCTAGGGCAAATGACTTTCAAATACAATATGCTGTTGGTACTACAGGTAATCGTTGGTTTATACCATATAACGATAATGCCAGCATGGCAGATCAGCTAGCTCAATGTAAAAAACTAGTTGGTCAGACTACTGATGGCACTGATTGTGGTGTAGAATCAGTAGTATAATATACATGGCGGCTCGCTTGTCGAAGCAGTAGAAGCCACAGGGACTGCGTCCGTTCGGGGCACTAACGTGCTTTGCATGAAACCCAATCATGGAACGGGGGTTGGGTACTAAGGAGAAGACTAATGAAAGTCCA